CACTTTTCTAATGCGGAGATTTTTTCTGACATTGCTTGATGTGCATTTGAACTAGCGTCCTTCATACCCTTCAACATCACCCTAGTATCATCGTTGTTTTTAATCATTTCAACATGAATATCTCTAATATCAGTTTTTATTTCACGAATATCATCGGTGATGTTTTGAACTTCAACCTGAAGAACTGCAATATCGGTTTCAGTTTTTGGCATCTTAATAGACCTAGTTGCCATGATTAAGCACTAGCAATCGTAACGATTGGGTTAGGCTGACCGTTAGCCGCATTAGCGGCAAACGCAGTATTGAATGTAGCAATAACGTCAGGGTTGACACTATATTCAACCGCAGTACCTGTACCAGATCCTGAAGCAGTAGCAGTGAATGTAATACCTGTCATATTAGCCATTGCACCAATTGCTGTCCAATTTGTTGTACCAGCAAAGTAAATTGTATAAACTGTACCTGCTGATATTGATCCGGCTGCAACTTGCGTTGGGAACACTTCAGAGTTATAGTCATTAATACTTGAAACATATGCTGTAGCAGAGGCTACATCAGTAGACAAGATGTTCATTGTGTTTGGTGTTAATGCTGTATTAGCTACATTTGCAGTAAAACATTGTGCTGTTAAACCTGTTGTGCCACCTGTTACCAAATACTTTGTTTTACCTTTTTGACGTACAATGAAACCTGCTTCGTCATTTGCATAAACATATGCGGCATTACTTGCTACAACATTTGCATTAGCAGTTAATGCAACACGATTCATTATTGCGTTACCAGTTACACTTGCGTTAGCAGTAAGAACTTGCGGGGATCCACCTTGTGATGTTGACACGGTGAACGCGGCAGCGTTAGCAATAGTCTTAACGAAATATGTTGTGCCTGCTGTTAGGCCGCCAAAACTTGCGTCAAATGTTATTGGCATATCTGCTATTAGAGTCTGGGCATTACCGGATGTACCAATAACATTACCCGATACTGTAGTATTTGCTACTGCAACACTAACATCACCTTTTGTTGCACTTGCAAAACCTAGATTAACATAATCAGTACTACCATTAATGTTAGCAACACCAACTTGAAGTGCGGCACCAGTTGTTAAGTTAGCTAAATCAGTACCTACACCTACTACAACAGTACTAGTGTTAACCGCTACTGGTGTGTATAATGTACCTGTACCATTGATACCAATAGCAACACGTGTTAAAACTTGTTTACCAACGATTGCTGTATTACCACCAACTACACCGTATGTGTTAGCGTTAGTTGCCGGGAAACCTGCACCACCAACTGGATTGTTGAAGTATGCATCAACAACACCAACAGACATTAAAACTGTTTGACTACTTGTGTCAGTCATTGTAGCCATAACTTGTGGCTGAACACTTAGGTCTGTAGCAGATACATCAAATGTAGTATTTGACAATATTGAATTTACAAAATATGTAACTCCTGCTGTTAAACCACCAACTGTAGTAGCTACTTGGAATGGCATTCCTTTAGCTACACCAACTGTAGGGCTAGTTGTTAGATTTCCACCTGATATTGTAACGATACTGCCTGTTTCTGCTGTATCAGTAATTGTTAAGACTGCTTGAGCCTTTGCGATTTTTAGAGGACGTCCCATTTGATTTTCCTTTATAAAATTAGCGGGTTCTAGCCGCTACGCAGTGGGTTACTGCATAAACTCTCAGAATGAGAGTGTATTATATATTTATCTAAAAGATGTATTATTGAGTACCAGTATTAGCGTGAGGCATACCAAGTTCACTAATACTAAACTCTGTACCTGCACTTGCATTTGATCCAGTTGTAAGAAATGCTACTACATTGCCTTGACCACAATAAACACTATTGAAGCTATCGTTAGCAGAATAAATTGTTGACTGTTGTGTAGCAATTGCGTAAGGAACACCTGCATTATTATAAGTGTATGCAACATTTGATAGTGCTACTCCTGCGTTAGCAGTAAGCGTTAAACTAGTAGCGTTTGCAATACTTGATATGATTCCAACTGTTGTTCCAGTTGTGTTACCTATCCAACCACCAACTTCAAGTTGAGTATCAAATGCAGTACTTACTCCAGTGACTGTTGCACTGTTAGTTGCTGCCGTTGCTGTTCCGGTGCCTGCTACTCTAGGGTAACCGGTAACCGCGTGAATACCTACACCCGTAGTTGCTATTCTAATCTTGTCTGTAGCAATATTAGCTGATTGTTGTGATACTAAATTACCCGTATATACGTATGATGCCATTTTATTTTCCTATTATTTTAAAGTCTGCCGACTGCTACTTCAATGATACCCTCTATGCCATCAAAGTTTTCTAATGATTTACCAATGACAGAACCTAGTACCGGGGAGGGTGCTGGGCAAGCAAAACCGTAACCTGCACTTATAAGCATATCACCTTTTTTAATATTACCACGTACTTTGCAGGGAACACGTCCTTGCAAGGCTAATGCCACTGTATATTCTCCAACACATGCGCTATTCATTACATATGCTGGATTAGTAGATACGATGCCTGCAACTTTTGTTGTTCCGTCCTCAGCAATAGTAACTTCTTTATCTCCGCCAAATGCTACCACTGTACCCGGTTCGTATGGTGCATCCGCTTCATAATATTCTGCCAAGTCAGCATAAGTTGCTACTAGCCTAGATCCGGTACTTAATGACCAATTTCCTGTGATATTTCCTGCGGTAGTGTTCGCCCCGGTAGTTAATGTACCTGTCTGTACATATCCTGTATTTGCTATTACATTTACTCCGGTAATTGTTCCATTAGCACCTAAACTTGTTAATGTACCAACACTAGTGATATTTGGTTGAGCATTAGTTGTTAGTGTCCCTGTAAAGAAATTGGCTGTTGCTAAATTACCCAAGCTAGCATTTAATGAGGATATATTGCCTGTAAAGACACCTGCAGTTGCCCCAATATTACCAACATTGGCATTACCTGTTACGACTAAACTGTTTAAGTTACCAACACTTGTAATGTTACCTTGTGCATTTGTAGTTACCGTACCAGCTGTAGTTGCACTGCCTGCGGTTGCCACACTTAAGTTAGCAACTTGAGTTGTACTCGCTACCGTGAACGGGGCAGTACCTGTTGCAATATTTGATACTAAACGACTTGCCGTTAATGTACCTGCCGATCCTAAATTCCCGACGGTAGCATTACCTGATACCGTTAAGGTAGTAAGCGAACCAACTGAAGTTATATTTGGTTGTGCATTAGTTATTAATGTACCAGTGAAGTAATTAGCAGTGACTAGATTACCTAAAGATGAATTTCCTGGTACTGCAAAATTTCCAGTTACCTTATCAAATGTAAATCCTGCATTACCACCAAATGTGCCTGCTTCATTAAATTGAATAGTAGAAGTTGAACCACCGGGTACACCTACTCCACTACCAGAACTAATAATTGATGTAACAATTGCATTAGGAGAATTTGTGTAGGTAAGTGAACCTAAAGTAAAGGCTGCGGCATAGTTTGCTACATTTGCACTAGAGAATAATATTGTATTACCAGATGAAGGATAATCATTTGCTAATTTTACATAAAAGATAGATGAATTTAAACTCGTATTACTAACCCCATTAACACCGGAGATAGTTATCTCCGACCCGTTAACAAAAGGTGTTGTATTGGGAACTTTCATTATAACTGCATTAGCTAAAATTCCTAATGTATTTGATGTGTCCCTATAAAAATCAGAAATATTTGCTAAAATAGTTCCTTTGGGGGTCCAACTTAAATTTCCTAATCCATCTGTTTCTAGTATATATCCAATGCCGCCCGAGCCGCCGATTTTAACGTTAGCAACATCGCCTAAATTTACCAGACCACCTGCATTGCCACCTGCATTGATCCAATTATTACCATCAAATGCTAATACTTCACCAATACTATTGGCTGCTACATTAGCGTTAGCAATATCAACATTGAGGTTACCATAAGATCCGTCAATTTGACTAAAACTAATATTCGAATAGGATGTTAGTACTTCAATATTTTCATTATAAGTGTTGGCATTACCAGTACCACCTATAAATAATCGTTTAGCATCATTTGCCCAACCGAATTGTGCTTCATCTAGTTGTGGCAGGTCTACAAGGTTACCTGAACGTTGTTGTATTTTCGATATCTGTATAATGGCCATAAGTGTAATTCTTTGAAGATTTACACTTATTTATCATAATTCTACTCTAAACGAATTGCATATAATATTGTTCTACTCGCTTGAACCAGATATTAGTATATTTGTCAAAATCAGTATTTTCTAATATAAATTCCTGATAGAGATTGTCAGCAGAACACATAAAAATGACACCTTTGCGTATCTTTGTTCCGTGTACTTCATTATGTGCATTAGCATAAGCGGCTAATTGTACAAAGTAATCTTCAATCCACTCACGTTTTTTAGGTTTATTTGTTTGCTTATGATCCATGATAGCTTCATCACCATCATGTACACCTACTAGGTCTGTCGTCCCTGCATAAATCTTTGGATAATATAGCGGCACTTCTGTACCCCACCATTCACTGCATTTAATAAGACCTTCACTAATGATTGATTGGGCCATTTTATGGCTTTGCAAGCTATACGGATTGCTTCCGGGCTCATTGAGTACTCCTGTTTTAATGTAATCTTCTAGCCATTTGTGCATTCGTGTTCCACGACCTGCGGCTTCTGTAGTTATTTCTTGTGCTTTTTGCACACCTACTCGCTTACGCCAATTCTGTAATGCTTGTTTTGATTCTTCAGATTTAGTAGCATCTAATATTGTAGTGACACTGGGAAGTTTTTCACCATCGGGAGTAGCATATCTTCGTTTGCCGTCTATCTCAACACGGCTCATGGGGACATAATTATATTTGTTTGGATTGTACATTATAGTCAATTATAGTTGATTATAGTGCAACTGTCAATTAGATTCGGAAACTTTCTCCGCAACCGCAACGGTCACGTTCATTTGGATTCTTAAATTCAAAACCCTCATTCAATCCATTACGTACATAATCAATATTCATACCTTGAACATATGGGCAACTTTTTGGATCAACGTATAACGTACACCCGTTACATTCTATTGCAATATCTTCGGTTGAGGGACTATCAACATATTCAAGTACATATGCCAAACCACTACAACCTGTGGTCTTGACGCCTATTCGTACTCCTAGACCCTTACCACGTTTTTGTATTGTTTGTTTTACTTTGTTAACTGCTTTGTCAGTTATAGTAATCATTTTTTAAGTGCTTTATGTGCCATTTGGTTAACAACTTTTTTGCTATCTTCTTCGTCGGGTTCAGTAATGGTTTCCTGACCCTTGAAAATAACGTTATCACCTTGAATGTTTGAGATTTTATTCTTTAATGGTGGTTTTTTAATCATATTATAGAGATCAGATTTATCTATGATGATATCATTACTTTTATAGTAATCTAATAACTCATCAACAGTCCAATCAGGATGTTGGTCACCACTATCGATATCACTAGTAAGCTGACTTGTTACAGCTACTAGTCGCACCACTAGTGGATCTGGATTAGAAAACTCAAATAGATACATTATCTCTTTGCGCGGCCTGCACCTGCAACGGGCATTTCTTCTGGTTCTTCATCTGGTAAATCAGTATCCATTCCAAAATCTTCTTCACCGTCGTCACCACCTAAATCGTCACCACCTAGATCACCGCCTAAATCGTCACCACCTAGGTCAGCATCCATGCCACTTCCGCCAAACGCATCAGCGGCCATTCCACCTTGACCAGTGATACTGTTCAATGCAGATTTTAATGTAGCTTGACTTTGTGATAATGCAGCCTGCAATGAAGTTAATGCTTCTGTTGTTTGTGATGTGAATTGTTCAGCTTCATTGACACCAATTTCACTTTGAATGCTGTCAGATAATGCCGGTAATTCTTTTACTAACATATCAGAAACTTGTTCAACCATTTTTTGAACCGTATCAACCATATCTTGTGCGGCTAATACCACTTGGCTCTTTTCAACTTCTTCGTTTTCTACAACGATGCGTGGTTGGGGCATTAAGCGTAATTGGTTAAAACGATCGGCTAATGCTTGTTCCATAAATACTAGCTTCATATATGAAGGGCTAGTTTGGCTTTGATAAAAATCAGCAGATGATTTAGTTTCGCTAATCAATCCACGTACTTTTTTAAGCATACTGGAAGTTTCAGTCATATTCATTCTTTTTGTATTAAAAGGTAATGAATAGGTTTCGTTCAATGCTTTAGCACCGATTGAGATTTTTTTGTTGTCAAATTCTGTAAGTTTCATAGGTTTTATTCCAAGACTAATATAAAGTATTTATCTTTTTTGTTTCAATGTTCGGGTTTTCTGTTAAATCTTTGTGTCTGCCATTTCTTAGAATCATTAATATATCTGTATAATTCATCTGTAAACTGCTTTTTTTTCATCTTATCTTCGCTCAGTTTAGCTAAAAATATCAATTTATCATTGGAATCTTTGGTGTTTTTAAATATTTTAGTATGTAATGATATATCTACTTCCAAACCACTTAATAACCTATCCAATTGCAAAATCCGACGAGCTTGATATACCATATTTCTCTTATCAAAAGTACACCACGCTACAGCGTGTTTTAGCGTATAAAAACAACATTCAGTATGAGTAGTACGCATAGTAACAATATATTCATTTTGTTTATTTTTACTAATAGTGTATGCATTAAACAACTCATAGCTTCCGTCAGGGTTTTGAAATATTATTACATCTTCTAGACCTACTAACAATTCAGATTGTATTAGTCTTTCTAGCTGTTTTTCCGGGCTGTTTCGTTTAACCATAATTGACTACCTTAAAATATATATTTCTAAGTTCCGGACTAGTATCTAAAAATGCAGGTAATTTATTCCATTCTGTACCGCATTTTATCATAGGCACATTGTCACAATCACTATACAATGATCCAATCTCATTTATACCATCATTGAATACACTAGGGTGTTGTATATCAAAATCAAAGGTCCAGCAATCATAAACTTCATCATCTATCTGTTCAAATAAAAATCCAAAGTCAAAGTCGTCAAATATTATCTTTTTCTTTTCAGGCATACGTGATATTTCAGGTTGACTACGTAATGATATAGCTTGTAATATAGTATCAAAATTACATTGTGTATTTCGCTTATACAACCAACTAGTTATTTCTTCGTCTTCTACGGGACGGTGGCGGTTTACTACTCCAGTGGGTGTAATATCAAATAGTGTGTAACAAGTAATTCTAAAGCTCATAGTACTATTTAATAGAGGTAAAAAAACCCGAGAATTTCTCGGGTCCTTTTATTCAAGTTAAAGATTAACCTGTGAATGTTGCAGAAGCGGCAACTGTACAAGCTTCAACAGCGGCTGTAATAGCTGTGTCTAAAGTTGCGTCAGTCCATGCACCGACTGGGTAAACAGCCATAGCTAATGTATCATTAGTGTCATCTGTATACTCATACATATAAATTGTTGCCAATTGCTGAACAGTTTGAACTGCTGTGTTCAATTGTGTTGTTGTCAATGCACCTGTGAAAGTGATTGTGAAGAAGTCCAATTTTGGACCTTGTGGTTGAACTGTTGCCGCTGAAGTAACAGCATTAACACCAGAGTTAGTGTAAGCTGAACTGTCATAGTTCATTACTGGTTGATAGTCACCGTTTGTGCGTGTAAATTGTGCCATGATAAAATTCCTTTAAGTTTGTGAGCATATAGCTCTACTCTTATTTATGCCTGGAACAAAAAAATCCAGGATTTGGGCTTATCTTGCGGCTAAATTTTGGCGTGAAAAACCCATTCTATCAATGAATTTTAAGCCATTTGACACAAAACCCTCGTGTGTTTCAGTTCCGTCTTGTAAATAACCCTTGACCGGGCTAACTTCTGCGGCTTTATTAAGCTGACCGACTATGGACATTTTTAATTTATACATCTCTGCCCAGATAGTAAAAGCTCCTACTATAGCATCTTTATTTTGATTAAGATATTCTGTAATCTTGGCTTTCATTCTGTCTGTCATTGGTCTCGCTTCTACAAAATCCATAAATCCACTAGCTAAATTATTTAAATCACCCGCAACAATCTTTTTATTAATATATACTGTAAATAATTGATTGAAAGTATTACGAGCCTGAGGTGCGTTGTCCATCATTTGATCTACCGCAGGGCCATATTTCTTAATAGCATTTTGAACATTTTTTGCTAATGCTGTATCTAACTTAATTGCAGGGGCAGTTGGCATAGCACTAGGTACAATAGCTACATCGCTATTATTTTTTAATTGTCCTATAGTGCCATCTAAACTAGTAGCATAATCTGTACTAGGGCTATCCGGAGCGATATGTTGATGAACCGCCAATCCTGCACGTTTATTGCTTATTAATTTACCTAAATCGCTACTAGCATTTACTTTATATGTAATCCCATTAGGATTAGCTCTAAAAACATATGTTCCATTTTGATCTTTGAGTGGCTCTCTGAATAACAAATCACCCCAGTAGTAACCCTTAGCCCCGTTACTAGCTTTTTCTAAGCCAGGCCACACTTCAGCAATAATAGGCCATAAATTATCACGCTCAACACCTCGGGAAATATCATACTCTTTAAACTGTTCAGGGCTAAATATTTGCCGCCCAGTTAAGTCCTTTTTATTGAACATATGTTTGTCCATAATACTGAACTTACCTGAACTATTACGTCCAAATATCAATGCAGGATATCCATCCCATTTAATAGTAACAGTCTTTGGATTCTTTGCTGTTGCAATAGCAGACTGCAACGCACGGGTAGCACCGGCACTTCCACCTAAAAAGATTAAATCTTCAGGATGGTCTAGGTGACCTTTATCTTCTTGTATAGATAATTTGTCTAGTTTGGTTTTAAGTAATGATAATGTTTCCGATAAATTCATAGTTGTTCTTTATCACTATTATTCTTTTTTAATGACTTTGCAAACTTATCCTGATCACGTGATTTGATGGCACCTAATAGCTTTCTTTCTAAGATTTGAGCCTGTTCAGCAGTATAGTTTCTATTAATCATTTCTAATAGATTAATAGCACTAGTAATGATGTTGTGGGCCCTACTCTCAATAACGTGACTAGTATCACGGTTATTTCCGATTGCTTCTAATTCCTGCAACAGGCTACGAGTTTGTTTTTGCATTTTGGTTAATTCCTAATAGTATTTATCTATTTTACGGTTTTATTTCTTTAAACTATTAAGTAAACTTTTAAGTTTTGAACCCTGTACATCTACTACAATCTTCTTATTTTCAGGTTCTAATATTTCACCCGTAGTTTGATCAATAATAGGTTCTGTTGATTGCAATGTAGATTGTGGTTTTAACTGACTCATAATCTGATTTGCGCTAGGTTGTGGCCTATAACTATCTTCTCCATCTCCACCCGAATCACTAATTCGCATAGTTTCTACATTATAATCTAAATCAATCTTTTGTCCTACACCCGTTGAACTACGACTTTTCATACATTGAATTTGATACTTGCCTCGCTCACGCATACTACGACTAGTGAAGATACCAAACACGTTGTCTGCTGTATTAATCTTACTGATACCCCCTGCAATGTGACTGTGATCAAACTCAATCTCATCAACTGCTGTACGATTCAACTGACTAGCTGTCACCATCAGAATACCCATCTCTTTTGCTAAATTACGCAATTCCTCAGCAACATACTTGTCTTTAATAAACTGGTCGTTGGGATTGACTTTAACAGATACAGGCATAACAAGATCCAAATAGTCAATCATCACAAAGTCAATCTTAATATTTGTTTGAATCTGTACTTCTTTTAAATATGCTCTGATATCATTTACGTTGCTTTGTGCAGGTAATGCCTTAACACGATATTGTCCTGACTTCTTACCTACCATCTTAACTTTAAGCTCAGTTGAACCAATGTCTCTACGAATATCTTTTGTACCCATATTAGTCAACATAGCATCTGTACGCAAACTAGTTAATTCTTCACTCAGTTCTAGTGTAACATAAACACCACTCATTCCTGTTTGCAACCAATTCAATGCAATGTTCATCATAACCAATGATTTACCTGATCCAGAACCACCTGCAAAAATATTCAATTCACCACGACTAAAGCCACCATACAAGATTCTATCAAGTTGAGGCCAGCCTGTACTAACTTGCCCACCACTATTAAAGTATTTGTTGATACGTCCTGCAGGATCTAAAAAGTAATCTGTACCCATATCTTTTTGTAAACTAATCTGTACTGCATCTTTGATTAGTTTTTCGACTGGTTCAAACTCACCTTTCTCTAACAAATCGGCTGATTTAAGAATAGCTCGTTCTAGCTCTTGTCTTTTAGTAAATGATTCAAATTCTTCAAAGAACCAATCATAATGACCTTGTACTAATTCAGGAATCACTTCAATGGTTTGACCAGTGATTGCTTTAATCTGTGTGCTATCCGGCAATACACTATATTTTGTGGTGTGTTCTTTAAACAATTCTGCTACAGGACGCAAACTCTTATCAAAGTTCTCAGCGTTCATAATGTTCATAACTCTGGTATAAAGTTCCGCATTAGTAATCATCATCTGCAAAAACAACTTTTGCATCTCAACCGTATATTCTTTATTATTGGATTGTTTTCTCAATTTTCTTCCTCTGCATTTCTATTTTTATTTTACTCATTGTAGCACTTTGTAAGATGCTTAAGAGAGTGGACAACTTACCATATCGTATTACCGCATCATTAACATCCTTAATACCCGATTCCCAATTAGGTAAGCTAACACTATATCCCAATTCTAAAGCTCTATCACATATTTTTAATCCTGTCTTATCTCTATCCGGCACAACAATAATTTGTTTATTCAATGAGGATAACAGTTGTGCTTGTTCATTACTTATATCATCGTGCATAATAGCAACACCATCAATACTTAATGCATCAAATATACCTTCTGTTAAAATACATACTTGCCATTCAGGCTTCTGTATATCAATATTGAAGACATATCCAGGTTGTTGTTCGTTAATATACTTTGGTATTTTATTGTCTAAGAATCTGCTAGTGTGACCAACGATTTTATTCTTATATGTATAGGGGATGATTATTCTATTTGCGTAACGACCTTTTAGATCAGGTGTTATTAAGAACGGATACTCATTATAATTTATCCCCCTAGACTCTACATAATCAATATATACTTTGTGCAATGGATTATTTCCATCTAACATTTCACCTTCAGGTAATATGTGATCCTTAAACTTTATTTTTACTTTTTGTTTTTTCTGTATTACTATATCAAGTAAATCTTTTTGTTGTAGACTTTCTAAACTCCATTTGCCTATTTGAGTATCATCAATGCCACACCATAGCAACAACTGTTTTGTTTTATAACTTATACTTCGACCTAATACAAAGTTACATTTGTACCCACAATTAAAGCAATGCATTGACCAGTTAGTTTGTCCGTCAAACTTTATACCACCACGCATTCTACGATCAGGTTTATGCCCAAGATGGCTACAACAAATAGCATTAAAGCTATGCCAGCCACTAGTTGTTGTTTTCTTTTTGCCGGGAATTATGGATAAAATATCAAACATTAGTAGTAGTATAACATATACTAACTAAGATATCAACAGCTATGGTTATGTTATCTTGCCAATATATTAGTTACAAATCCTGCATTGCTTTCAAATTGCATTCTGATATAAGGGTGATATCCTTCAACCACATAACCTTTTGTATCGGTTACTACTTCATATGTATCTGTAAAGATCGGATACCAATCCCCATCAACAATAGTAGAACCCTCAATAGCAATATTTCCATAATAATCACTATATTGGGCTTGTAATGTCAGTATAGGATTATTGTTAGTTGAAATCACACTGGTATAATATATTAAATTGCTATCGCTATTGCCATTTGAATTGTTATTAGGGAACGCTTGACCTGTAGGAATTGTCACGGGTTCAGAAGGAATAAAGCTAGGTAATACACTATTAACAATATTCATATCACCACGAGCACCTGCATTTTGATCCACAAACACAGGATAATCAAATTCTCCTACAGGGATTTCTAAAGAGTAATAGCATTTTTGCGTATCAATATTTTCAATGTCAGCAGGACCCAAAATTAATGCGGCAATACCCGTTGCAGGTAACTGTAAAGTCAATGCCTTTTGTAATAATATCGCACCACCCGTATAGTTGATAAGTCTGCAAGTAATAGATTTGCCCGTGATATCAACTGGTTTTTGTTGCTGATTAAGAAACTGAAACTGTATTTGATTGTCTACACCTTTGTGTAGGGTCAATGGCTTGGCGTACTGAGGCATATAACTCCTTGGCGAATATCCTGATAATAGTACAACGATTTGTCGTTGTGTATAAATGAAAACTTGGGTTGAGTACACAAATGTAATCTCCTATTGTGTATTTAGTCATCCATATATATTAATTTATTAATGGTTTGGAACGGGCGATAAATATATCCGAGACTATAATTTTTAATGATACAAAACGAGTTTTTTAAACGCCTAGGCGAAAATCACCCCTTCATAACCATTTGTTCCTACGCAAATCAGGATTATGTAGGAATTGTCCAAAACAGGGACGATATAGTCACCACTATATATGATTACGGATCTATTATAGATAACACTATCAAAGAAAAGTTCTTAGAACTAGGTGATATTTGGTGGTGGGAATCTAATAGATTAATTCCTATCAATCTATTTTTAAAAGATGAATGGGGTATCTTTAAACCCTATTTGAGAACATTTAATAACAAAAGTCTCACAATAATACACGGTCCTGTATGTAGTATACTTGAACTAAACAAACGTAGAAGTAAACGCCGTAGTATTACTCTAGTAAAACGATTATCCTAATAAGTTCATATGTACCACAACAAGTTGACTGTAAGCTAGACTATGACTTTTTTTAAATACATACCCATCAGTTCCTTTATCCCATACTGTTTTTGCAACATCTGTCCATCGTTCCCCAATCAAATGCTTCTTACCGGGACGAATAACAGCTAGAAACATAGCTAGTCTAGGAATACTATCTACAGGCTCTGGCATCTTTTGTAAATTATAAAACTGATTATTCAAGTGGATCAATTTCTCTACAAATACTGGATCTTTTAAGTTACTCCAATTGGGTTCACGCATCAATTCAATTAGATGCATTTCATCACGCACCTGACTGTACACGTGGACATTTAACAGGTCTAACTTAAAATATCCACGTTTCTCTGCAACTGTGTAATCGATGCTTGCCATATTATTAACTGGATCATATGGTATGTCAGTAACATATACACCTGTAGCGTGTTTACGCATAGGTTTTACATTGCGCATTGCAGCCGAGGTATGTTTAATAAGTTTTAATAACTTATCTCTATCACCAAAATCTATATCAATATCTGAATCTATTTTCATCTCGGGGGTGCTATCAATTCTGCTTTAATTAATTTAGTATACGCTTTTTGCACTACAATAGCTTGTCTTTCGGCATCTTCTACCGCTTTGTGACTAGTTACGTGTCCCCCATCTTTAAGACTTACTCCGGTTATCTCATACAAGGTACGTGTATCTCTGACTGTGTAGAAGGGCCATGGGGTACGCATTTCAAGGTTTCTCCAGGCCGACTCTGCCACAACCACGTCAAATGATGCACCATTGCTCCAAACAGCACGGCGATTCCAACAAAACTTATAAAGTATTTCCATACACTCTCTAAACGGAATTCTGCCATTTTCTCCCATAGCTTCTTCAAGTGCTTCGGGACTTTGCTCACTCCACCAACGTAATGTATCTTCATTGATACTCCTATTGTATATTTCTGTCTGTTCTTCAATCGTAGGTCGCAACTCTAATCGCTCAATAACCCCGCTGCCTTTAGGATCAAATCTTACTGCACCAATGGTTAGTATAACACAATCAGGACTTGTGTCAAGCGTTTCCATATCAATCATTATATCTTGTGCCATATTATGCCTGTAGTGTTTTCCAAATATATTTCTTCTCTAAATAGTCCTGAAACTTTAGTGCTTCATCTTCATTATTAAATGCCACACCCCTAATCTCATACATATCCTCTAGGTATCTAGCATAGTCTCCATTAACATCTTGCGCCCAAGTGTTTAATGTAATCCACATAATATCAAGTTCATCTTTCACTATTGATATGCTAATGCCAACTTCATCACTACCAACATCTTCAAACAATACATCCAATAGTTTTTTCTTGGTGCTGAACTCTTTAATGTTCTTCCATTTAGGCCATGATAACATAAATTTGTTATTTTGTAAAGGGGTTATGGGAAAGGGTGTGTTGTTCATTGGAATTTTAATAAAAATATCAGGTACTTCTTTTCGTCAACAATTTCATAACCATCTGTTATGTTACCGTTAACTATGTTCATCTTTACGCCATATTGTCCAGTAAGATAATCTTCAAAGTCATATGCGTCAAACTCACGGTTTTGTTCCATATATTCTTTACGCACTTTCTTTAAAGCTTCCCAATAGTTCCATCGTCTTTTACGAAAATCTAAATTAGGATCATCGTCATCATAATCTTGTATGTGTGGTATTGATGCCATCAACTCCACCTCAACATAAACATAATATAATCTCTCTCATATCTA